CCATCTCGGCTTTTGTGGTGCGAGAGCTTGACGCTTTCGCTTCGGCTTTCTTGTACAAGCCAAGAAGAACCGCTTTTGAGATAACAGAGCGGACAGGAAGCCCGAACTCTGCCGCAAGGTCATCAGCGACCGAGCGGGTGATGGGTGATAGCTCGTCCATACGAGCGATCATTTGAGTAGTATAATTAGACATAAATGTCTCCATTAGTTAGTGAATTTATAAGAACCAGTATACAGATTTTTTCGAAAAAGTCAAGCATTATCCTATATTCTTTTTTCATATAAACCTGCCGCCTTAGAAGAAAATGATATAAACGATTCCGCCTATGACGATCATGTCAGCGGTGATCGAATAGATCATATAAGCCCGAAAGGCGAGTTTGGCTAGTTGTTTCTTTTTAATTTTCATAACGGGGATTTTACAGAAGTTTTTTGTAAATGTCAATGGTAAATATTCACATTCCATTATATTTCCATTATTTAATGAGAATCATTCTCATTTGGCGGGGGCGGTTATGAGACCTGCACCATTGTGGTGCGGCGGGGCTCCCCCGCACGTACAACTTTGGGTTTTTTCGAAACACCTTCAAAAAAAGTGCTTGACATTGAATGTCATATTTAGTATAATTCTTTCATGGCCACTTATACTATTTCCCATACTTTGCAGACTAGCACCGCCTATCCTGCAGCAGAGTTTAGTAGCACTTTTGCTCCTCTAACTTCTGTGTATTTTAAACTGGGCGATACTATACAAGCAACAGTAAGCCATCCAATATCGGGGAATACTTTAGGAATTTCTTTACAGGATGTAAATGAAGCAAATCCTGATCCGAGTAATTTAGGCGGAACAACTACACACGCAGATGGCTACACATATTCTTTAACTTGGTCAGGCACTTTTGCAGAGGGCGGGTCAGCTTCTAGTGACTTTTTTACACAATGGTTTCATTTTAACAGAACAGGTACTTTTCAGTATTCTGCAAAATCTGTATTTCGAAGAGTTTCTGTAGCAAGTTTATCAATGGGCGATACTACTATCGCTCCTGGCGGCAGCACCACTATTACAGCTAATACAATACAAGGGTTGCTTCCTCCCTCGGGAAACAATGCACATAGACTTTATCTATATGTTACAGACTCTTCTGGTAATATGCTTTTTGGAAACGGACCCACATTTAGTGTATCTGGAAATAATACTTGGTTAGGCAAATTTACTACTACTCAAACGACAAATACTATGACAGTTGGGTCTGGAGTATCTGCAGGGAGTTATACACTTCATGTAGGCCACTACGGGGGTGGGGGAAGTGGTAATGTTTTTTATGGCTCAGATCACAGATTAACCTCTACAAATTTTACTGTTGCAAGCGTCCCGTCAGATACTACACCCGATGCATTTAACTTAGGAAGTAATGCAGAATCTATACCACTAAATCAACAAATACAAGCAAATCAAATAACAGTTGCTGGTATAGACACAGCATCTCCAATTTCTGTAAGTGGCCAGGGCAGCCCCAGATACTCGATAGCAGGTGGAGCATACACTTCGAGTTCGGGAACTGTAACAAACGGACAGACAGTAGACTTTAGATTTGACGCTTCAGGGAGCTACTCAACAAGTCATACAGCAACTCTAAATATCGGCGGGGTAACTGACTCACTAACTGTAACAACTGTAGCCAACCCAGGAAGTGGAGGAACAACAGGAGGTGCGGGAACTGGAACAGACTTTGGACTTCGAGTACTAAATTCATCAGGAACCGCTACATTCGATCCAAACTTAAGAAGCTCACACATTATCAGTACAAATACTTTTAGTTTGGGAGGAAGTGGCCAGCTCACCTTCGGGCCTTTTGAAGGCATGACTTCTACAAATACCGACTCAGTAGGAGTAGTTATTATTGGAACCACAACTGACTTTTCAAATTTTCAAATCACACAAACTAGAGGCAGCGCCACAAATGGAATCGGAGAGGGCAAGTTTAGACTTACAAATAATACGAGCACTAGTGTTAGTGGTAGGTACTATGTATTGAGATTTTAAATGGCATTCGGATTACAAGCAACAGGAACAAATAGTATATTCCAAATAGATTCCAACACGACTTCCACTTTTCATTTGGCCGCATCAAATGTTGGAACTACAACAACTAATAACCAGGCAATTTCTGGGTATGCAGTGGGGGATCTGGTTATGGCTCGTCCAACGTCAGGGTCAGGCACTCTTGTATTTGATGCACTTACAAATGTCACTGCCCCTAAATTTAATGTTCCTGCTACATATTATATTTTTAAACCATCAGCAAATGCAAGCACTAGTTTAAATGGTAGTGAGTTTGGCCTTACAGTATTTAATCAAACTGGCACAAAAATATTTGATTCTCGAAGTTTTGCAAATTCAATTCCGTTTACTGCAATTCATCAGCCTGGAACATTTTCAGGAGGGGATCAGCCCTCCGCAGGAGCAACAAATAACACAGTAGCTACATACTCAAATCTAACAAACTTTAATAAAGCTTATGTAATGGTAAACGGAGGACAGTATGATAATGCTGGCACAATAATACAAGGATTTTATTTTGACAACACAAACTACAAAATTTTATTCGAAAGTTTTACATTTATTAGTTTTGCGAATATAGGGAGTGTTCCTATTCCGCAATTTGGAGCCATAATGGCAGGGAGCTTAGTATGACAGTATATGGATTAGCTATAGTAAACTCAGAAGGACATATAGATTCTTTTTATGTGCCAGGAGGTACCTTTGAAGATGAAGGACCTTGGGAACATGATAAGACAAAGACAGTTGTTCATGTAACAACTCAGTTCTCAGATATGCATGAGTTTACAAAATTAAAATATTATAAAGACGGAGTATGGAAAAGTAGATCAGAAGCGCCTGGAAGCTACTATGATTGGAAAAACGAGGCATGGGTCTTAAACTCAGAGGCACTTTGGAAAGAGATACGCCAAGACAGAAATCAAAGACTTTATGAATGTGACTGGACACAGCTTGACGATAATAAACTCAGCCTCTCGAAAAAGGGAGAGTGGACAGAGTACCGACAAGCCCTGCGAGAAGTTCCTACGAACAATAGCGGTGTGACGCATGTAAACGAAGTAGTTTGGCCAGATCAACCATCATAGAAAAATAATTCTTGACATTCAACCCCCTTTTAAGTATAATTGTCGCATGGCTAAGGAAATAACAACAATTTCTCCAGAAGGACTGGAAGTAGCAAACTCGTACCTAACTCTTGGGAATATTCGGGGTGTTTGCGAGCAGCTGCAAGTCGAAGAAAAGAAGGTTGTTGATATCTTAAATCGACGAGAAGTAAAGAAGTACATCGATACAGTCTACCTCGATACTGGGTATCGAAATAAGAACAACATTGGATCCTTATTGGATGAGATGATACAGTCAAAGCTCGATGAAGCACAAGAAAGTGGCGTGTACTCTAGCAAGGACTTAGCTGACTTATTACAAATGGCACATAAGATGCGTATGGACGAAATTAAAGCACAAGCAGAGTTGGAAAAAGCAAACGCATCAAATATTAAGAATCAAACAAATGTTCAGATAAATGAAGGCGTGCCCTTTGGACAAGGTAACTATGGCAAGTTAATGGATAAACTACTCAATGGAACAGCCTGAATTAAATGAACTATATACAAAGTTTGCCGCTCACGAGGTGCAGTGCGAAGAGCGGTGGAAAACTATTTTTGCTCGTCTTGAAAGAATGGATGCAAAAATGGATAGACTGCAAAATATGCTCATTGGAGCAACTGGAACTGTAATTTTATTTTTAGGAGGAATTATTGTAACGCTACTTAATGGGTAGCCGACGCTCGCAAGGCGTAGAGATGATAATGTGGAACCAATTACAGCCGCAGTGGCGGCTTTGGGTGCGTTAAAACAGGGTGTAAAGGTTGGTAAAGAGTTACACGATATGGCCTCAGATATAGGCAAACTCTGGGGCGGGATAGATGCAGCCAGAGGAGCGCATACCAAAAAGAAAAAAGGTCAGATACTCTCTGTAGAAGAAGAAGCATTACAAACTTTTGCAGCAAAACGAAAAGCAGATGAAATTGAAAAAGAACTTCGAGAATTTATCATCTATACTTTAGGCGGAGCAGCCTGGTCTCAATTAATTGAAATACGAGGGCAAGTAAGAAAACAGCGAGCTGAAGCGGCCCTCGCGGAACAACGAAAACGACGCAAAGCCATTGAAAGTACTCTTATTGGACTCACGGTTATATTTTGTGGATTCGCTATATACTTGATGGGCTACGTAGTTATAAACAAGGGGTTTTAATGCAAGGTTCTGTTTGGGAGAACGCTAGTGATTGGGGAGGTCGCAGCAGTTTTAAGTGCCCTCAAAGCACTGAACGATGGTATTCAGACTATAAAGCAATCTGCAGGAAACGCAGGTGACTTACAGGCCGTAATTGGTAGATTTGCAGGCGCATCAGAAAAATACAGGGATGTAGAAAAAGCTAGAACAGGGCGAATGAGCTACAAAGAAGCTCTTGCCATGGAGAGCGCCAAAAGACAGTTACTTAACTTTGATAGACAATTAAAAGATATATGTTTGATGCAGGGTCAAGGAGACCTGTATAACTCAATAAAGACTCGAATGGAAGAGTCACGCATAGCCCATGAAAAAGAAGTTGCACGTATTCGAGCAAGACGCAAGGAACTACGAAAGTATATAGGCTGGGCATCGATGGGTGCACTTTGTTGGGTTTTTTCAATGGGAATAGTTTGGCTGATAATGGCCATATGGAAATCATAAATGCCAGCAACGAAATTAAATGAAACAACAGAACTCGCAATCCCACTCAAAAACCTTATAGGTTTGGTGGCGTTCACAGCAATCTCCGTATGGGGCTATACGTCAATTACAGAGCGAATAACTTTTCTGGAACATGACGTAGACTTGATAAAAGAAGACGTAAAGGAAAACGAAGAGTGGATTGATAACTTTACTCCTCCGCCCGAAGTGCGGGATACCGTAGATAGAGTGAGGGAACTAGAGTTACAAATCAAAGAGCTGGAAGTAAAACAGCTAGAGCGGGAGTATTAAGATGTGTAAATGTGAAGTTTGTCAGTGTGACCCCTGTAAGTGCGGAGACGTATAATGGCTTATCATACTGGAAAGAAAAAGCGTAAGAACGGGAAGAAAAAGAAAAAGAACGGCAATGGCTTGACTGCAAAGCAGAAGAAGCTGCCGATGGCATTGCAACGTGCAATCCTAAGAAAGAAGCGTGGTAAGAAATCTTAAAACTCTTTTAAAACGCTTTGACAAAATGATGAAAAGCGGTACACTTTTAAAAGTGACCAAAAGGGTACACAAAAGTATGAGAAAAACTTATCGTGGTAAAAGAGCACCAAAAGGCTATCACTTCATGCCAGGCGGTAGATTGATGAGAGACTCTGCCCATAAGAGGAAGAAGAAGGGTGGCCGTAAGAAGAAAACGAAAAACAACCGCGCGAAAAGGCGGGGGTACTAAACGTAAAGCGAGACCTTTAAGTGCAAGTGTAAAGAAAACTCTTCAGGGAAAAGCAAAGAGAAGTAAGTACACTTATGGACAACTCGCAAGAGTGTATAGACGAGGGCAGGGAGCATACCTTAGCTCAGGGTCTCGTCCAGGGGTGTCAATGTCACAGTGGGCGTTTGGTCGTGTAAACTCCTTTATAAGGGGTGGCCACTCGCAGGACAACGACATCAAGAGAGGAACTCGTGGCAAAAAGAAGACGACGAAAAAGCGTACCAAAAGATAAGAAAACACGAATTCCTAAAAAGTATTTAGGCGGAACAACGGGGTCAAGGCGGGCACAGCTTGCAGCTGTACTAAAGAGAATATCCGCTCTTTACAAAGCAGGCAAGAAAGTGCCTCGCTCTCTAATACAGAGGCGTATCGCTCTAGGGAGAAGAAAACGTGCCCGTAAGAAAAGTTAAAGGAGGTTATCGCTGGGGAAAATCTGGCAAAACCTACAGAACAAAGGCAGAAGCCGAAAAGCAGGGTAGAGCAATCTACGCTTCAGGATACAGAAATGGCACACGCAAAAAGAGGAAAAAGTCTACTAAAAAGAGCAGGCGTTAAAGGTTACAATAAACCGAAGCGAACTCCTCGACACCCGAAGAAGTCACACATTGTCGTGGCAAGAGTAGGGCATAAAGTAAAGACTATTCGTTTCGGTCAGCAAGGTGCTAAAACCGCAGGCAAGCCGAAGAAAGGCGAAAGCCAAGCGATGAAAAGAAAAAGAGCCTCATTTAAAGCTCGGCATAGAAAGAACATTGCAAGAGGTAAAATGAGCGCGGCCTACTGGGCCAACAAAGTAAAGTGGTAAACTCGTTCATCCTCCAAGGACGGAAGTAGGGAGCAGTTAGCCTGAAGGAACGCCAGACAAGGCTATAGGAGAAATACTATGAAAGAAGTAACTTTAGTCTATCGTGGTGTTAAATACACTAAAAAGGTATAAGGAATAAAATATGGACATACTTTTAGAACTTGCAACAACTTTTTGGCAATGGAGCGTAGTAATCGTTCTAATTTTAATTGGTTTTATAATTAGCTGGTTTGATGGCCAAGGAGAACAGCGTGTAGGTTTTAAGATGCCCTTTGGTATGCCCGTATTACAGCCTATACCAATAGAAACAAAAGACAAAGGGTTTTGGAAAGGCATCCTTCTGTGGCTTCTCGGTACTCGAAAGTGGGAGGTCGCAGAGGACTTCTGGTTTGAATTAGAGGGATCAAATTACATAATCCCTGCAGGCTTTCAGTTTGACGGGGCTTCTGTACCGAAGTTTCTCGCAACCTTTCTTTCGCCTGTAGGAGTTTTACTCATGGGTGGATTAGTACATGACTATGGGTACAAGTATGCTACACTTCTTCATGACGATGGCACAACCATGGGCTACAAAGACCAGGCACACTGGGACAGAATTTTTAGAGATATTTGCATTGAAGTAAACGGGTTCAAGTTTTTGAACTACCTTGCCTACTGGACTTTGCGTCTCTTTGGTTTTGTAGCGTGGAACGGTCACAAGAAAAGAGGCACGCACGTTAAGGAGAAAGTATGAGCGAAGAAGGCAAGAATAAGTATCAGAAGTGGATAGACTTGGCAGAAGCCGTAGATAGTTGGAGAATCTTTCCACGAGCATTTTTAAGCGTATACATTTTTCTTTTATACTACAGTACAATGTGGTTTATGGACTTAGAAGCCCCAACCCTTGAGCAGTCAGGACTTATATCTATTATTGTAGGTGCGGGTGCTGCATGGTTTGGATTATACACAGGCAGTAAAAAGTAAGAGGCCACAATGGCAGTAGAAATTAGCAGAGCGGATATTGTATCCGAAGAGCTGCTAGAGTTACAATCTGAGACAAGGTTTCTCAAATTACCAGTAGATCCCTACTTAGACCTACTCGGCATAACGCCACTTGCAAGTCAGGTGGCTATCATAAATGCGATTAACAATCCGAAATACCGTTTTGTATGTGCGGCAGTTTCGAGAAGGCAGGGTAAAACCTATATCGCGAACATAATCGGGCAGCTAGTCTCACTAGTTCCGAACTCAAACATACTCATAATGTCCCCCAACTATGCCCTGTCTCAGATTTCTTTTGATCTGCAGAGGAATCTGATCAAGCACTTCGATTTAGAAGTTGCGAAAGACAATGCAAAAGATAAGGTAATAGAGTTAACTAATGGATCAACGATACGTATGGGGTCTGTCAATCAAGTGGATAGTTGTGTGGGTCGCTCCTATGATCTTATTATTTTTGATGAGGCAGCTTTGGCAGATGGGCGAGATGCATTCAATGTCGCGTTACGACCCACGCTGGACAAGGATAATTCAAAGGCAATATTTATAAGCACCCCCAGAGGAAAAAACAACTGGTTTTCAGACTTTTTCTACCGAGGTTTTTCAGATGAATTTAAAGAATGGGCGTCTATTCGAGCTACTTATAAAGATAATCCTAGAATGTCTGAGACGGATATTGCGGAAGCTCGAAAATCCATGTCCGAGGCTGAGTTCCGACAAGAGTACGAAGCAGACTTCAACACATATGAAGGTCAGATTTGGAACTTTAATCACGAAGAGTGCATCGGGAACTTCGACGAGATTGATACATCCAAGATGGATATATTTGCAGGGTTGGATGTAGGCTATCGAGACCCAACAGCTCTGTGCGTAATTGCTTATGACTGGGACGAAGAAAAGTTTTATCTACTGGATGAATACTTAGATGCAGAACAAACAACAGAAAACCACGCAAAAGAAATTCAGGCACGAATTGATAAATGGAGTATTGACTATATTTACATTGATTCAGCAGCTCAGCAAACACGATTTGACTTTGCACAAAACTACGATATTTCAACAATCAACGCAAAGAAGTCAGTTTTGGATGGCATTGCACACGTCGCAAGTATTGTAGACAACGATAAATTACTTGTTGAACAAACCTGTAAAGAATCGCTCTCTGCGTTAGATCAATACCAGTGGGACCCCAATCCCAACCTACTCAAAGAGAAACCGAAACACAATTATGCATCGCACATGGCCGACGCGTTGAGGTATGCATTATACTCATTTGAGACTTCGGCAACAAGTTTTTAGGATACCTGGTCAAAAATAATGTTTGACATGATACCCCAAACTAGGTATAATTCTATCATTGAAAAATTAGAAATCCAAGAACCTGATGGTCACACTTAAACGAGATATAGTAAAATATATTCGAGACAAAGCGAAGAATAAGTACGACAAAGGTTCGGAGTGCTACATTTGTGGAGCAACAGAGAGACTTGACTTTCACCACTATTATACGTTAGCACCTCTAGTACATAAATGGGTTCGGGAAAATGACTTAAACCCTATGTACGTTCTTGCTTTCAGAGAGGACTTTATAGAAGATCACCACGACGAATTGTATGTACACGCGGTTACTCTATGTCATACGCACCATAGACAACTACATAAAGTATACGGACGAGACCCAGGCCTTGGAACAGCAGATAAGCAAAAGCGCTGGGTAGAGATACAAAGAGAAAAACATGGCATGGTATGACAGGTTCATAGGCAAGAAAGTAGAGGTTGAGGAGAAACTCAACCCTGCACAATCATACTATGCGGGAACCGTAGAAAATACGCGAGAGCCCACTGTTAGCTATGAAAGACAGTACGAAGAATTAGAGATTGTAAATCGTGCCGTCAATATGATTGTAGATGACGCTGCGGAAATTCCTGCAATTGTTGTAGGATCACAACGCCTTAACGGTATCATCAAAGGAATAAAGCGAGCGAAAGTTGATACCCTACTTAACTTTGAGCCGAATCTCTTTCAAGATATAAATACTTTTAAAAGAAATCTAATAACGGATTTCATACTTGATGGAAACATATTTATCTATTTCGATGGAGCGCATCTGTACCATCTTCCATCAAGCAAAATGGCAATCGAAGCTAGTGAAACGAATTACGTAGAGAAGTATGTTTTTAATAATGATATTAGCTACTCTACAAATGAGATTATTCATATAAAAGAAAACTCCTTCTACTCAATATATAGAGGAGTTCCTAGACTGAGTCCTGCTCTCAGAACCATGCAACTCATGGCTTCTATGAGAAAGTTTCAAGATAATTTTTTCAAGAACGGAGCAGTACCGGGGCTGGTTTTAAAAAGCCCGAATACTTTATCTGAAAAGATTAAAGAGCGAATGATACAGTCATGGGGTGTAAGGTATAGACCAGAAGCAGGAGGAAAGAGACCACTAATCTTAGATGGCGGAATAGAAATTGATTCGTACTCAAATACAAATTTTAGAGATTTAGACTTTCAAAACTCCATAGCAGAAAACGAAAAGATCATATTAAAAGCTCTTGGAGTCCCACCAATTTTACTAGACTCTGGTAACAATGCTAACATTCGCCCAAATTTACGATTATATTATTTGGAGACTATACTACCTATAGTAAGAAAACTCAATTTTGGACTCGAAAGATTTTTCGGTTTCAAGATAAAAGAAGACATTACAGATATACCTGCTTTACAGCCTGAGATGCGGGATCAATCTTCATACTACACGTCTCTCGTAAATGGTGGGATAATAACTATTAACGAAGCAAGAGAGCAGCTAGGTTTTGAAAAGATTGATGGACAAGATGAAGTGCGAGTGCCTGCGAATATAGCAGGAAGCGCAGCAAACCCAGACGAAGGCGGAAGACCGCCAGAGGAAGAAAATGGCGACGAGTAAACAAAAAAAGAATCTAGCTATGACGATGGCAACCTACTTTGTAGATAGGGGAAGTATCCCCACTCCAAAAGAGTTTAATCTTTGTCCAAAGCGACCAAGGTTAATTAAACTTATAACTATACGAAAAATTTTTGGCTCATGGTCAGCAATGGAAAAGTACACAAGAAGTTTTTGTGCTAACGAGTTAAAAGCTATGAATCAAGAAAAACCAAATGCTTTGGAAGCACTAAAAGCAAAGGCCGCAGAAGCGGAAACAGAGGGGGCAAATGGAGAAAGTATTTAATCTCACCTCTACTTTTAAGTCTCATACTGACGAAGATGGTAGTGTTATGATTCGTGGTATGGCAAGCACACATGACTTTGATCGCGCGGGCGATTCAATTTCAGCAGATGCATGGACTAAAGGTGGATTGAAAAATTTTGAAAAGAACCCCATAATTCTTTTCAACCATGACTATAATCGTCCTATCGGTAGAGCCACAGGCTTAAAAACTACTGAGAACGGACTAGAGCTGACTGCTAAGATAAGCAAGGCAGCTAAAGATGTAACTGAGTTAGTTAAAGACGGTGTCCTTGGAGCCTTTTCTGTTGGTTTCCGAGTCAAGGATGCTGATTATCTAGAGGAAACCGACGGATTAAAGATTAAGGACGCTGAGTTGTTTGAGGTATCGGTAGTATCAGTACCATGCAATCAATCAGCTACTTTTTCACTGGCGAAATCATTCGACTCCATGGCGGAGTACGAAGAGTTCAAAAAAACTTTCACTAATAGTGACGGGGCGCAAGTCCAAAAGGAGATTACAATGTCTGAAGAGACAAATCAACCCGTTGACTTGGAAGCTTTTGCTAAAAAAGTAGCTGAGGAAACTGCTGCTAAGATAGCCATGAAGCAAGCCGAGCAAAAAGCTGCCGACGAGGCCGCTACAAAGGAAGCTGAGGAAAAAGCTGCTGCGGAAGCAGAGGCTAAGGCTCAGCAGGAAGAGGAAGTTAAGCAAGCTATTGTTACTGGTGTTGAATCAGGAACAGAGCGTCTGCTTAAAGACCTCGAAGAAAAGCTTAATGCACAGTCTGCTGATACAGCAGAAATTATTAAGCAACACGAAGCAGCTTTGAAAGAAAAGCAAGATGAGCTGAATAAAATGCGTGAATCAAAGCGTGTTTTCTCAAATCGTGGCACTGGAGAACTTACTCCTGAAGTTAAGACCGAGTTACTTCACGCGAGTCTTTTAGGAAAAGTATTCAAGAAAGGTATCGTAGATACTAAGTACGGACAAGAGGTACTTGAAAAAGCTGGCGTAACTTATGACGCTACTTCTTCTGCAGGTATCGACGTAGCAGTTGCTTCAACTTTTGAAGAGGCTGTTAAAATCGAGCAGAAGGTTGCCCCTCTCTTTAGAGAGATACAAGTGGCTTCAGGTGCAACTGTACTGCCCATCATTCCTGATACCGAAAACGCAAACTTTAGCGCAGACGGCTTAGGAACTACTGCTAACTTATTGGAAGAGAAAGGAGCGAGCGATAATAACTTCAACGTAAATCGTGTCGTACTTCAAACTCACAGATTGATCTCAGGAACTTTCTTGAGCAACGATACTGATGAGCAAGTTGTTCTTTCACTTCTTCCTATTCTTACACCTGCTCTCGCACGTGCACACGCGAAAGCAATCGACTCTGCGATTCTAATTGGTAACTCTTCAATCGCAGGTATCGTAGGTGGAGCAGGAACTGATGGAGCTGGATCATTCTTAGCCTTTGATTCTACTCTTGTAACTGACCCTGATGCATCTGGAACTTCTGATGCAATTACTACTGGAAACTTGCTTTCAATTCGATCTGAAATGGGCAAGTTTGGTTTGAATCCTACTGACGTAGCGTACATTGTACCTGTGGATCAGTATTACAACCTTATTAACGACGCAGGATTCTCTGACGTTTCAGAGGTTGGTTCAGACTTAGCATTCAAGCGTATTGGTGTGGTAGGAGCCGTTTACGGATCTCCTGTGATCGCATCTGACGTTCTTGCGAGTGCTACAGGCGAGGGCGGAGCTGTAACAAGCACCGCAGCGGTTGCAGTTAACGTAAATAACTTTGTTATTCCTCGACTCAGAGGCGTTAACGTAGAGACTGACTACGAAGTTGCAAATCAGCGTACAGCGATTGTTGCTTCTCAGGCTCTTGGCTTCGCAGAACTTGAAGCGAAAGCAAACGCACATCCTGGCGACAACGGATCAGTTAGAATCGAGTATCAGTAAACCGATACTAACTATCATAATAACTAGGGGGAGGTTCTCCTCCCCCAAGTTTTTACTAATTGACTTATGGCGGATTTAATTACATTACAAGAGTATAAGACTGCAGAAGGCATTTCCGCACCAAAGGACGATGCTCGACTAAATGTTCTTATACCCTCTGTGAGCCAATTAGTAAAGACTTATTGTGGCAATAGTTTTGTTGACTTCTTTTCGAGTAACAAAACAGAAACGTTTACTATAAACTGGGGAACATATATTGTTCAGCTCACAGAAAGTCCTGTAAATGCAATAGTAAGTGTACAAGAAAGAAACTCTTATTCAGATGCTTACACGACTCTTACTACGGGCGCATATGAATATGCTCTCGACTCAGCAACTGATAGTGTACTCAGAACACTTTCTTCGGGCAGGTACAAGAACTGGCCACAGGGAGTAGACGCAGTAAAAGTGGTATATACTGCGGGATATAGTTCTATACCGACTGACTTAAAGCTTGCTGTTCTTGATTTAGTTACTTACTACTTAAAAGATGAACACAAACAGAGACAGAGCATAGCGGGAGCTAGTTTACAGAATCAGGGTAGCACTAGCCAATCAAACAATGTATCGTTTCCAGATCACATTAAGCGAGTCTTAGACTTGTATAAAAACTTTTAATGAGTAAAGGAAATTTTCAAAGACGAGTTTCAAAAGTACTCTTAGAAGAGTTTGATCGAAAAAGCGAAAAAGATATTGCTGAATCAGCTCGTATACTATTACAATCAAGTAAAGTACAACAATGTTTAGTTGCTGATCCTGAAAGTCTTATGATAATTCAGAGAGGTTTTGAAGCAGGAATAGGAAGAACTTTAAAAGGGAAACAAGGACCCTCTTATAGAAAAGCTTTGTATAATTATATACGGGGTATATCTAAACCGTTTCCAAATAGCGGTAGTATGGTGGATAAGTTTTTTCTTAAGTTAGTAAAACAAAATGGATTAGTTTTTGGTCAAACTATTTTTTACGTACCTGTTAGTTTTGATTCAGTAAAAGACAAAATAAATAACTCTTTTAATGAGCCTTATTTTGTAGATAAGCTACAAAAAGAAGGCCAAGCAGATTATGATAGAAAGAAATTTGGAAATACTGTAAACTTAGATCATGGTGCAGATGGAACTGCATCTGGTTTGATGGGTTCAGTGATAGGTGCATTAACTGTAAAAAAGAAGTCAACTAGAAAACTTCCAAAAGATTTTAACAAAGTTTTCTCAAATAACTTAACAGCGGCTCTAGATAGAAAATTCAAAGACCTAACAAAAGGTCAGAAGGGAAAAATTAAAAGGGCTATAATGAAGCTCGTTTCTGTAAATGAGCAAATACTATCTACTGGAGGAGATTTAAGAGCAGGTATATCCATGATTCTAACGCCTGTTTTCAGAGAAGATAATATTAGGGCAGGCTCTGATGAAGAGAAAAAAACTCAGCAAGCATTTTTAGAGGCATTTGAAATGACTTTTGCTGGTATAGACTACGGAAACTTAAAAGGGTCCAGCACTTTAAATCAAAAAGTTGAACAATTTATAGTTAGGGAGTCTCTTGTTAAGCAGTTAAAGAAGAGAGGGTTAAAAATTAAATTAAGAACTACTGCACCTAACGTAAAGTTAAAAACAAAAACTAATTCTACAGATAAAAGTAAGGCAGGCAAGGGAAAACAAGTAAAAAGTGTTAGTCGAGGGGGACGATTTGCAGCTGCTCCTGCTAATGCAAGGCAGCAGCCAAGCTCCTCTGTAAAACGCTCTATGTTTTCTATCATGGCTATGATTAACGAAAAACTGCCCAGAGTAGTAGAAAAAAATATGAGACCTCCTGCATTGGAGAGCAGGTCTGGGACTTTTGCAAGAAGTACAAGACTTACAGATGTTAATATCACTCCAAAAGGGTTTCCAAGTTTTGGATATACTTATGATAAAAACCCTTATGAAGTATTTGAAGTAGGAAGAGGAGTTTCTCCTTGGGCGAATCCAGATAGAGACCCGAGAAAAATAATTGATAGATCAATAAGAGAAATAGCAGGAACAATGGCACTTGGAAGATTTTTTACTAGGAGAGTATAATGGGTATAGAAAGACAGTATACATCTCGTAGAGCAGGAATAACCAAAGCTCTTGCTGATAAACTTGCAGGTATAGATGGTAGAGGCCTTTTTAAGCAGTCGGTTGCAGAAACAAGTGCAAGATTAAAGTTTTGGGATGAAGTAGAAGAGTTTCCTGCAATCCATCTAAATGCAGGTTCAGAAACACGAGAGTATCAGGGAGGTGGCTATAAAGATCGGTTCTTAAATGTAACAGTGCGATGTTATGTAAATGAAGAAGATTCTGTTGAAGCACTCGATGAACTACTCGAAGATGTAGAAACTGTTTTAGAAGAAAACAGTCGTTTAAAATACCATGATCGAAATGGTTTAGAACAGTTTACTCAACAAATCACTATTGTCAGTATTGATACTGATGAAGGTGTATTAGATCCTCTAGGAGTTGGAGAGATACTTATAGAGGTTCGTTACTAGGAAAATTCTGGCACGAATAAATATTCACGACCAGTCTTTTCAAGTTCATAGGAGATAATCTATGGCACAACAATTATATTTTAGCCGTGATACGAGAATGTTCATTCAGTTTCGTAACCCTGCTGATAATACAGAGACAGCCGCTAAGTTAGGAGCTGGAGTAGTGTGGGAAGTACCTGTTCTTGATGGATACAGTTTTTCTCAGACAACTAATACATCAGAAATAACATTGGCGGAAATGGAGAGCACGGCAGGAATAAGTAGAAGAGGTCGTCGTATGTTTACGGACTCTTTGGCACCTGCTGAATGGTCTTTCTCAACCTATATCCGTCCTTTTATATCCAAGACTTCGGGTAGCGTAGCCTCTGGAGTAAAAGAAGCATCCAATGCAGCAGAAGTTCATGCTGTAGAAGAAGCTTTCTTTGCTTCTATGTTTGGAGCGGATACTTATACACTTGGAAGTGGATTTACCCGTGCAACAAATGCAGCAGGAACAGGAGGTGGAGTAGCTGGCGGAGTAATAACTCCTGGAAGCACTAGCTCTGTAATTACGATACAAGAATCTAATAGATCAGCACTTACAAGTTTCGTACTATTCTTTATGATAGATACAGCCACAAGCAACCCTATGGTGTATCGTATGCCAGAGGCAATCGTAAACGAAGTTTCTGTTGACTTTGATGTTGATGGTATTGCAACTCTTAACTGGTCAGGGTTCGCAAAAGAGATACAAGATGTATCTGGAAATGTATTCTTGGGAACTGCTGCTCCTGCAAACAGTGCAACTACTACTGATGGATCTACTATCGCTCTTGGCGACATATTCATTGATACTGACAACGCACAGGGACGACAGTTTAATCTTGTAAGTTCTTCTGCTAGTACAATGGGTGTAACTCCTGCGATTGATGAAGCAACTACAAGTACAAAGAACTTTATTCGAAACCGACTAACTTCTGTAGGTATCGAAGCAGCAGTAGCGGCTGATAAAGCCACTACCTTCCCAGGCCAGAAAGTAACTATTTCGGCTATGGATTCTACAAATAATGTTCTTACTACTGCATCGGCTCATGGTCTTAGCACAGGTGACCAAGTATTTATTACTGGAGGAACGGGTGTAACTGCCTTGAATAGCACGCATCACTTTGTTAGAGTTGGTGATGAATCAAACTCCTACAACGGTGGAACAAATGCTACTACTGAGTTTGCACTATTTACTACAAAAGCAAATGCAGAAGCTGCAAGTGGAACTACGGGACTTGTAAGTTTTTCAGGTACTTATGATGCAAATACTGCTACAGCTTCAAATGGTAAATACAGTCTTACTCTGACAGGTGGTAACTTTACTATTGGGAACAATATTACGTATCTTGTACCAGAGGAACTTGGTGCTATCAACAAGCCTCTTGAGCACGTAACAGGAACACGAACTGCTACGGGTACGGCAACTTGTTACTTAACACTGGAAGATAGCGACCTTACAAGTGGTACTTCTCGTCAGTTCTTTAATGACTTGGTAAGCACGGGCGCTATGAGTCAGGTTGTAAACAAGTTTAAAGTAACTATGGATATTGGTGGTTCAGCGGCAGCAGCAAATACAACTGATCCCGCACTACAAATCATATTCCCAACAGCCCATATTACAGTACCGACTCACCAGATTGAGGACGTAATATCACTTGAAACAAACTTCGAGGCGCTTCCTACAGACTTTGGAACAGCCGACGAAATAACGTCAATCACCTACTTCCCAGTAGACGATTACGCATAACCAAAAGGGGCTTCGGCCCCTTTTTTCACTCACCCTACAAAAATAATTCTTGACATTTTTTGTGGTTTACAGTATAATTTAGTTTTTAAATAGGAATTTATCACATGGCAGAAGTAGAAACAAAGAAAGAACCCGTATCTTTAGCGAGTCTTATGACTCCAAGTAAGACAGTAAAAATAGACTATCCCGGATGCGAAGGGTTTGTTATTAGCCTAACTCATTTGGCAAGAGAAGAATTACTTAAATTACGAAAAAAATGCTTAACAACTCGATGGGATAAAAAAACAAGACAACCCATAGAAGAGTTAGATGATGATAAATTTTTAGTTGAATACTGCAATTCCGTTATAAAATCATGGGAAGGTTTAAAATATCGTTACCTAGAAGAGCTTCTTTTGGTGGATGTTTCAAAGTACGACCCTGATGATTGTTTACCGTATACTGCAGAAAATGCACAGCTGCTTATGAAAAACGGGGCAGACTTTGATACGTGGGTTACAGAAACTGTGGGTGATCTTGAAAATTTTACGAGAGCCAAGTAGAGGAGATAGAATCTCTACTTGACAGATACCTCGCCGAATCTTCCTCCAGTATAGATGTAGATAAGTATTTACGTATCTGCGAACAATTAGGTCAGGAGCCTGACCCCAAAAGAATGCCACTTGAAACTTCTGCTTTTCCAGAAGAGCTTCAACTGGCATTTTTTATTTATGGCTTTCTTTCTGATGACTGGGATGGTATGAGCGGTAATTATATGGGCAAGAAGTGGATAGAAGTAGATTCTCTTTTCGAAATTTATGACATACAGGATAGAAGAGAAACTATGTTTTGGATGAAGTTGTGGGACTCTAAAGTAATCCAAAAACGTTTTCAAGACTCAGAAAGAAAACGAAAAGCAGACGAACGAAAAAGCGGTGCAGGTAAAAACTACACCCATAATGTAAGAGGATAATGGCTGACAGTAAAATAAAAGTAGATCTAGAGGTAGATGATCACGGTAACCTTAAAAAGACTGGAAGAGGTGCTCGTGATGCTGCGGACGGTTTAGACAAAACAGCAAAATCTGCTCGTACTGCGGATCGTAATTTAAAAGGAGCTGCAGCAACTTCTGCTAACGGCACAAAAAACTTTTCAAAAATGTCCCAAGGAATTACGGGGGGTCTTGTTCCTGCGTATGCAACTCTTGCAGCCAATATATTCGCTATTTCTGCAGCATTTAACTTTTTAAAACGAGCCGCAGATGTAGCAAACTTAGAAAAATCTCAAACTCAGTTTGCTGCAACTACGGGTACTGCTATGACTTCTCTTACAAAGAGACTACAAGAAGCAAGCGATGGTATGTTAGGATTTAGAGAGGCAGCAGCAGCAACAGCTATTGGTGTTGCAAAAGGATTCTCGGGCGCCCAAATGGAAGACTTAGCGGAGGGAGCACGAAAAGCATCCGCAGCCTTAGGTGTTGGTTTTGAAGATGCTTTTGATAGGCTTGTTCGAGGTGCGTCAAAAGCAGAACCTGAACTTCTTGACGAACTTGGAATAACTCTTCGATTAGAGGAGGCTACTACTCGATACGCTGCTAGCATAAAAAAACAGGTCAAAGATTTAACAGCAGCAGAAAGAAGCCAAGCAGTTTTAGTTGAAACCCAGAGACAGTTAGATAAACAATTTGGAGAAGCTGAAGCTTTTTCTAATCCTTTTATAAAACTCCAAAAAACTTTTGATAGTATTGTTAAATCCGTAACAGAAGCAATTCTTCCTGCGTTTGAAACTCTCGCTAAATTTCTAACTGATAATGCTCAAACAGCCGCTATCGTATTTGGTTTAATTGGTTTATCTATTGCAAAGTCCATTCCTGGTGTAGAGTCACTATCAAATAAACTTGCAAATTTTGGAAAAGGATCGATTGCTGC